ATTTTTCTTTGGATCTTGAGATCTGGATGGGTAAATTCTAAGTTCACTTCCACCAGAAACATTTGATGCAGAGTTTAAAAGTTTCTGATGTCCTACAGTAGGAGGATTGAATCTACCAAATACCAATGCAACTGAACCACCTTCTTTTGCTGGTTTCTCTTCTTCCGGTTGTGAAGGTGCTTCTGGTGGTGGCGTTGGTGTTGGCGCTGCCTGAGTTGCTGCAACCTGTTGATTTGCTTTTGTTCTTTGTTGAGGGGTATCTCTTTGTCCGATTCTCTGTCCTTGATTATAAAACTTTAGTTCTCCCTTTTCGGTTTTCGCAACAAACTCACCTTGAGGGTTATACCATCCACCATGGCCATCACCTTTTAATCCCATGCGTTTTGCCTGGGAAGCCGCTTGAGATTCTTTTGCTTCAGATAAAAATCGGAAAAAACTCTTCATAGTATGTGTTGAGATACTTATATTTATTAAGCGCGAACATCGAACCTAAAAGCAATAGATGATATTCCATCTCTGGATTTTGCTCTTATATCAATTTTAGTTTTTTTAACCATTTGTTTAACATAGGCATCATCAATCTTACCAAATTTACTTGGAGATAACATATAGTTTGCAGTTGCATCTGCGTTAGCGCCAAAATAATTTTTACCAGTCAATGCTTCTTCAATTAAACAATATAAAAATTCTGGATCAGATTCCAAATAATCAAACAATTCTTTGATTAACTTTGGTTTATTTTCAGATATCCATTTTGTATAATTTTTATCGTCTTTTATTTTACCTTTAGCATCAACCAAATCTTTTACAATATTTGGTTTTCTTTCTCTTGCTTTAGGCAAATTTCTTTCAGTCAAAAGTTTGGTGGGAGTTGTAGAAATTTTTTTTATCAATAAAGAAAGATTTTTTCCTCTTTGTCCTGGACACGCAGCAGCTGTTTCAGCCATTGCTTTTGCAGTATTTGGGCCCTCAGCACTAGATAACTGAATTGGCCCTTTCATTTTTACTGAGCAACGAACTGCGTTACGTCCATTTTTTTTAAATACCACGTCAGTTTTTGGTTCAGGATCTCCTGCAATATTTAATTCATCGCTGTGATATGCGTGTGCAAGCAATGACGAATCAGTTTTTTCAACTAAATCAACGCATTTTTTTGCTTGAGATCCCACATCTCCCGTATAAGATTTTAAGTTTGGATATTTTTTCATTCTATTTTCAATTTCGGTAAATGGAACTCCAGCTCTAACGAGCGACTCATAAACAATAGCCCATTCTAATTGAACACCTCTACCTTGTGCCATTTATATTAAATACTTTTCAAATATTTATTATATGGAACTATGGGGGCACGATCCCCAAACCCCCAGCTTGCAAAGCTGGTGCTCTACCAATTGAGCTATAGCCCCGTTCAAATCACTTTTCGTTTTTCAGTTCTCGTTTAATCTCACTCTTTAATCTTTCTCGCTCCTGACCTTCTTCTCTTCTGTGTTGTTGAGAAGCAGCATAATCTTTTGTTCTTTGTTTGAACTTCGCCGCTTGATCTAATTGTCTTTGGTGAAGTTCTTGTCTTCTGGATTCAATATCCTCAAAGAATTGATTATAAGATTTCACCCCAATCAACCTCTTCTTTCTTTAGATTTACTTGCAAGATATTTTTTCATTTCTTGTTCCCTTTCAGCAGCAACTTGAGAAGGGAGTTTAGTATAATCGTGTCCCTCATAACCAGTTTTCTTTTTCCTTTCTGCTCTTGCTTTTGCCCATCTTTCCATTTGTGCCGCATAAGAATCTGCTTCATTTACATAATCTTCCTTGGAAAGAACTTTTCTAGCAGCTTTCACTTTAGATCTCAAAGACTTTCTAACAGTTTCTCTTTTATTTCTGGATTGTTGTTTAACAATAGATTCGTATTCATCTTCATCATCATCGTCATCATCAATATCACCAAGATGAAATCCATGTCTTTGAGACATTGTTCCACCTTTCACCTGCCTTTTTCTAGAATCGGCAGGATGTCCCGCTTGCATTGGGCCCAAATCTCTTGAACCTGCTTTATATCCAGGATGTCCTTTACCACCAGTAAGTTCAGTAATAATCTCAATTGCTTCTTCGTCAATCACATTCGCCATCATCCACTCTGCTTCTTCCAGAGTTTCTGCAAATCCTTCTACCTGGAGAAACTCAAGAACTACATCAAAGATATCAAGTTCTTCTTTACGAAACTTTGACTGTGCTTCTTTTTCTGCTCTATAAGTATCTGGTTTTCCTGTTCTTTTTGCTCTTCTGGCAGAAGATGTTCTTGCTGCATATTCTTTAGCAACCTTCTCCATTTCAGGTTCTCTCCAACCATGAGGATCTTCTCTTGTTCCTAAAGAAAATCCACTTTTTCTATTAGCTTTCTTAACAAATGCTTTTCTATCTAATCTTGGCTCTCGATATGCCTCTTCAACTTCTTGAGGAGCATAAACCTGACTATATGCTTCCATCAGTGCTCTAAGTTCCTTCGTGTCCATCTTTACAAATACTTTTTAGTTATTTATAAATCACCATCCTTACGATTTTCACTTCTGAATACATCAAACGTTCCCTCCGGATATCTTGCACTGAGTTTCTCAAAATTCATTTGAAGAATTTCATTGAAGTCAGTATCAAGAGCCATACATGCTTGTGCAAGATACCAACAGATATCTCCAAGTTCACGCTTCATATGAAAGACATTATCTTCACTATAAGGTTTACCTTGAAGAATAATCTTCTTCACAACCTCAGTGAACTCACCTGCTTCGGCACTCATACCTAATGCAGCAGTCAGAAGACGGGGAACGTCAGCATCTTCAACTTCAAGTTCAGTCAAACGACGCAACAGATCAGCAAGATTGCTACTTGCTGGACTAGTGGTTTGACGAACAAATTCAATATATTTTTTAGTATCAATAGTTTGAGTCATAAGTTTAGTAGTTCTAATTCGGACTGAGGTAATTTGTTTTTATATTCTTTAAGTTTTTGAGGTTTTTGTTTTTGAATGGGAATAATTTCTGTGGTTGGTAATGCTTTGGGAATTTCAATATCAATCACTGGACTCATGAGTGTTTTGTTTTTTACAATTTCACGATTTGGTATGTCCAAATTCATCATCATCCTTGCATCTTCAAAATCTCCACAATCGCAAATTTTTTTCCCAGTTCTTCTTTCCCTTACAGTATAGTACTCTTCACTATTATATTTCAAAACTTAAATCCTTCAAATGATTTCTTCGGTTTTCTTTCTTCATAATCATACTCTTCTTCTTGAGAATTGTCAAGTATATCTTTTTGTGCTGACTGCTCACAATCATAGAGACGCATCTTGGCACGATCGATACCAATCACAAATCTCTTGTGAATTGTTGGATCATTGTAACGATTCTTAAGTTGCTTTACAAGAATCTGTCCGAGATCTTCCAACTCTTCAGTGCTAATAAGAGCGAACATAAGATCAGCAGTGGCAGGCAAACCAAAGGATTCGCTAGTATCAGTAAGTTCAACATCAGAACTACCATAACCTGAACGAGTGGTTTGGGTAGCGGAAACGATTGGTAGATTGAATTCAACCGCAAGTCCACGGAGTTCTTCCGCAATAGCCTTAATATAAGAATAAGAGTTGACTGAAAGATTTCCTTTGTAGCGACTAGAAGCACAAATATTGAGATAGTCAATAAAAATGATATCTGGTTTAAATGACTTCTTAAGTGCAAGCTCATTAAGTAGGGATCTAAAATGTCCAGCATGAGCAGATGCAGTTGGGTATTCTTTAATTATAAGAGTACCTTGAGTTTTCTTTGCAATACCTGCAACTTTGTTTTCGTAGAGTGATTTTGGAAGTTCTGCAATATCTTGAATTGGAACATTCAATAAGTTTGCATCAATTCTTTCAGCAATGCGTTCTTCTGCCATCTCCAACGTAATGTACAAAACGTTCCGTCCTTGGAGCAAGATGGAGCTAGCCACATGGCACATGAATAGAGACTTCCCGACACCCGTACCAGCAAGAGCGATGTTAAGAGTTTTGTTAGGGATGCCACCTTTTGTGATTTTGTTAAAGTATTCCAGATCAAATTCAATTTTTTCCTCCTTTTTGTGATAGAGTTCATAGCGTTTTTCATAATCAATCAGATAATCGTGTCCAATATGATTATCAAAACTAACTGCAAGAGCATCCTGAAGAATGGATGGAATTGCATCACGATTCTTCTTTTCATCTTTACCATCAGCAACTTGAATTGCCTCCATCAATGCTAAGTAGATTGCGCGATCACGACACCACTTTTCAGTGGTATCAGTCAACCAAGTTAAATCGGCGGGAACATCATCAAGACAATCAACAAGGTGAACAATTTCCTTAAAGGTTGTGTCATTGATATCAGTTCTCTTTTCAACTTCAATAGAAAGAACTTCTTTGGTAGCAAGTTGATTATATTGTTGAACAAAACTCAGAACTTCTTCGAAAACAATCTTTTGATTGTAGTCTTCAAAGTATTCTGCTTTTATAAATGGTAAAACTTTTCGAATGTATTCTTCATTGTGTAAAAGGTTTCTAAGAATTAGAAACTCAACTTTCTCCATAACTAAATTCCTTGCGTGCGATTTCGTCCAATTGTTGCATCACTTCTTCAGTAAAGTATACTTCGGGATTCTTCAGAATCTCTTTACCGTAGATTTTCTTCCCTTGAATCTCATAACGTCCAGCAACGTTTTTCCAGAGTCCACCGAGTTCTCCAAGTTCAAGAAGGCCATAGTGCCTATCCAACCCACGCTCATCATAATACAAACGAACTTCAACACCTTTGTTCTCCTTACTCAGACGCGATTTAGCAGTCTTAGCTTTGATAATGTTGCCAACCACTTCTGTTCCATCCTTCTCTTTCTTTTTGCTAAGATAAATGATTGTAGATGCTGCGTATTTGAGTCCACTACCTCCCCCCATTTCTTTCGTTGGAACATAAGCTCCGATGACATCGTATGTATGATTTGTGACAATGAGTGGAACATTTGCTTGGCCTAGTTTGAGGGTTAACATTCGGAATGCACCTTTGACAAGTTGTGATTTAGTCATGTCACGAACTTGCTTATCATTTAGTGCATCTGTAATTTCTTTCTCGGTTGAAAGCATACCCAAAGAGTCTAGCACAAACATACAAGGTTTGCGTTCTTCTACAGGTTTTTTTAAGTAAATATCAACTGCTTTAAGTGCCTTAGTGCGAAACTCTTCAATCGTAACAACATTCACTACCACAAGACGTTGAGTATCAATTCCACGAGACTCTACAAGTGACTTAGTGATAGCAGCCTCAGTGTCAAAGTAGAGACAGTAACCATCGGGATGAGTATCAAGAAAGTTCTTAACCACGGCGAGAGAGAAAAAAGTCTTTCCAGTAGAAGACTCTCCAGCAATAGCAGTAATCTTATTGCCAGATACACCACCAAAGATACTACCTGAAACCAATGCATTAAAGATGTAAGAACCCGTATCAACATAAGTTTCAGTTTCATCTATGTCTGCAGCGAGTTTGGTGTAATCATCACCAATCTCTTTTACAATATCTTTTAAAAAGTCCATCAGGAAAAAAATGAATCAAGGTTTACAGTTTTCTCTACGTTCCACCCAATCGTATCAAGAATTGCCTTGAGTGGTTCTACAAAGCTCTTCTCGAATTGTAATTCATAATCAATGTATTTGTCAAGTCCAAGTTCTTTGGGAAAATCTTGAATGAATGAAATCACATTTTCATGAATGATGTTAGGTTTTTTAAGAAAGATGAATTTAATTTTCTCACCATTATTGATGAGTGAGTATTTGTTAGTCAGTTTTTTCTCCTTGATGTAATAATTAAAGAGAAGTGCTCCACGAACATGAATAGGAGTTTTGGGAGCATAAATGTTTGATGAAGATTGATACTTTCTCACATCTGATGCGGTTCTTGGAAAGGCAATCACTTCTGGTGGAAGTGTTCTGAACTTCTTACGAGACTTTTCAATAAAGTCGATTACATCATCTTCAGTTCCACTCATCATCAACTTTAACCCATCCTTAATCATCTGACGGCAAGGAGCAGGAGTCGATGACTTAATTGCCTCAATACCCATAATCTTGAGTTTAGGTTCTTCGTAACGAACACCTTCACTATCCCACACATTCAGAATATAACGCTTCTTAGCAGTCCAGATTCCGCGTTCGGCAATGTTCTCACGCTTCATCTGCATCTTCTGAGCATATGCATTCACATAGTCGGCCAGTTCTTGGTAGCAACCCTCAATATACTTTTCAAGTTCCACCTGACAGACTTTATCAAGGAACGAAACAATGCTTTGAGTAGTTTTCGTTCTCCCCTTGTATACATTTTCAACCAAAGGGCCCATATTAAGATAAATGGAATCGG